AAATAATAAACCAATACATTTAATGCCGAAAGTTATTGTGGATAAATCGAGTTTAATGGAGAATAAATATGGGAATGAGAAGAATGCGATAACGGTACTTACAGAAATCAATGTACACACATATGAACCATGTGGGAATATTAGATTATTATTTACAAAAGTTAGTGTGAAAAAATCGAATGCATTCACATATAAAAATGCGTGTGATATATGTGAAACGGATTCTATATTAATAACCGGATTAAAAATAAGCGATGCTTTAATAAAAATGCGTGCGAAAACGACATTAGGTGTAAAACTGAATGAGATAAATCCGTCTTATATAGATTATTCTGATGTGAATTGTGCGAAATTAATAAATGTAGATAAAACGGAATTATCGATCAAACATATGATCGCAGAATTTGCGATATTCGCAAATACATTTGTAGGTGAATATTTGAAAATACATATGGAAGAAGGTGGAATATTCCGCGCATGTAATGCGCAAGAATGGTTGAGTACTATGGTTGATAATATAAGTGGTGAAGAATTATTAAATAGTATAATAGTCAATGGTATACAGGCCGAGTATATACGTGAGAATGCATCACATGATCTAGTTGGTAAAAATGAATATAGTCATTTCACATCACCAATACGGAGATTATCGGATTGTATTAGTCATTATCTATTAAAATATATTCATTTAAAACAAAATAAACGAAAATTGAGAACGCCTTTTACGAAAATAGAACTAGACGAATTGTCGGAAAAATGTTTGAGTATTACCAAGAATATTAAAAAAGTGCAATATCGCGACACTAAATTCAGATTAATACAAGTAATGAACAATATGTTATTATATGAGAAACAGATATATAACACATTTTTTATAACAAGTTATAAAAGTCCATTTTTGAATTTAATCATATGTAAAATTGGTGATACTAAAGTGCATATGTCGTATACGATACGTATGAAAAAATTTATACATGATGATGATGATAAAACCAAACATACATTATTAATAACTGTAGTGAATTGTTTGGGGAAATTTGATGCGGGTTCTATTCCCGAATTAGATAAATATGTTACAACGTTGTGATTTTTTGCGTTATATAAATAAACAAAATATAGATATGAAGATATATTTAGGAAATTTATGGAACAAGTCTTTATTATTTCTATTATAATAACAATTTTATTTTGCGTGTCCAAGTTTATTGAAATACGTTATTTATCAGATGAACGAAATAAACCAAAACCAATAAAAGATATTGTTCGCGATAGTATTTTAGTGATGGTATGTTCGATTACTGGTGTATATATATATTACCAATTTATGTTTTATATATCAGATTTCTTTAATATTGTGACTGAGACAAAGGTATTGAATTCAGCAACTACTCAAATTTTCACCGATTCACCTAACTTTTAAGGGGGACTTCGTCCCCCTTTGACCCAATTACACCTCATTTAAGGGAGGAAATTGATCAATATCCATACATTTATCATCTTGGACATCATCAGATTTAAATTGATTAAAGAATGGTTCATTGAGTTGTAGTTCTGGTGTATGATTATGAACAGTTCTAGAAATCATTTTGTATAATTTGAAACTCGGATATCTTTCTTCACCATTTCTCTTATATAATACATTTTTGCCGTTATCATCTAAGCACCATCTGTTAATAGTTTTTTGTAATTCATCCATATCTTTCACATCCGTATCAATATCCGTGATAAAATCGAAGATAGAAGACCCTAATCTACATAAATCGAAACTATTATTTGGTTCTATTATTGGACGTTTTTTATTTAAAAAAGGTTTGATATTATATTGTGTAACCGCATCCCCATCTGGACCAAAACTATCACTACAAAATAGATTTCCTTGGAATTTATAAATACCTCGACCAAAATCTATGATTTTTATAATTTTTCCATAGGTAGGTACTTTATATGTAATTCCTTCATATTTATAGAATAAAAATTTATTCGTATGTAAATCATTATGTGTTAAATTAAAAACCTTTTGATAAACAATAAGACTCATAATTACCTGAAATAGAATACTCGCACCTGTTTCTATATTAATATCATCATTTACGAATAATTCATCTAATGTACCATTACATTTTTCCATACAGATCATTTGAACCGGGAAATTATTTATATAACCATATACTTCTTCATCATCCGATTCAGATTCCGAAGAACACTCATCAGATTCCGAAGAGGAACAAGACTCATCATCATCATCATCATCATCATCATCATCATCAGAACTATAATTAACATCACTATCAGAATAAGAAGAAGAAGAATAAGAAGATGAAGAATTAGAAGAAGAATTTGATTTTTTTTCATAAACAATTTCGGTGTTTGATTCTATATTATCATTATCGCAATCAATTACAGATAATTCATCACATTCAATAGATATATTATCATCATAGTCAAATACTAGTTTTTGTTTATTACGTCTTGAATTCACATCATTAAAATCATAAAATGTGCGATCACAATCTTCGACACAAAACAATTTACCAATATTATCATTGAAAAATGTGGAATTTCTTAAAAAATCTAAGTCATCGGTAATACATACGCGATGTTTTTCTTGCAATCCAACATAAGAACCGTAAAAATCAATACCATGAACAAAATTATGATTATGTAACATCATACATGATAAATAATTGAAAAAACCATCCACGTAAGCAGCATTATTAGAATCTAATATTTTAGAAAAAACCGATTCTTCCGTAGAATCAAAACGAGGCATTTTACGTATTTTATAGTCATCAACATCATATTTACCAACCATATAACGATATGGGTCGAGTAATGGTGAGAATTTCACGAATACGGGTTTATCTTCAAAAACAGTTTCATTGTAATTAGTTACACTATGTAAATTATTGATATGATATGGATGATTTAATGCGATTGTTGAGAAATTATTCTCATTCAATTTGAATAAACGGTTGTATATTGGATTATATAATTGGAGGTCTTTGATGTGATATGGATTGTATTGTAATTCTGTATTTTGATTGTTTTCTTGATATTCTTTATCTAAAACATCTAAATTTATTATTTTTGGTTTACAATAATTAATATTCATTTATAAATGTTATAAGTTGTCTAAATAGAATAATGAATGAATATAAACGTGAAAACCGAACGATATTACGTAAATATCCGTAGATATTCGATATTTTATATCTCCAACATTTAATATAATATAATATACACGGGATGACTTTAGAATTAAAGAAATTTGATATGAGATGGATCACATTTAAACCCAATGAGAATAAAGGACCTGTTATTGTAATGATCGGACGACGTGATACAGGTAAATCATTTTTAGTTAGAGATTTATTATACCATCACCAAGATATACCTATTGGTACTGTTATATCCGGAACAGAAGCGGGAAATGGTTTTTATGCACAACATGTTCCAAAACTGTTTATTCATGAAGAATATAATTCTATTCTTATTGAAAATGTGTTAAGACGACAAAAAGCAGTTTTAAAACAAATGAATAAAGATGTAGAAATGTATAAAAAAACATCCATTGATCCTCGAACATTTGTGATATTAGATGATTGTTTATATGATCAAACTTGGACACGTGATAAAATGATGCGATTATTATTTATGAATGGTAGACATTGGAAGGTTATGTTAATCATAACAATGCAATATCCTTTAGGCATACCTCCGAATCTGAGAACAAATATTGATTATGTGTTTATTTTACGTGAACCATATATGACTAACCGTAAACGTATATGGGAAAATTATGCATCCATGTTTCCTACATTAGAATCATTTTCATCAGTCATGGATCAAACCACCGAAAATTATGAATGCTTGGTTATTAATAATAATGCGAAATCGAATAAATTATATGATCAAATATTTTGGTATAAAGCCGAAACTAGACCTGATTTCAAACTAGGTTCTAAAGAATTTTGGGATATTTCCAAGGGTATGGGATCAGATGATGAAGACGAAGCGTATGACCCAAGTAAAGGGAAAAAACGTTCGGGACAACAAATTAATGTTAAAAAAAATACATCAAAATGGTAAAACCACATCAAAATGGTAAAACCACATCAAAATGGTAAAACCACATCAAAATGGTACAAAAATATATAAAATATTAAAATTTATATATTTACACTATTATTACACTAATACTAATAATATTTTATTTATTTAGAACTATCAGAAAATTCCGATTGAATATTTGCAGATAATGATACAGGTTCATTTGATTTTTCTATTAGTTCTTTTTCATGAGCACCACGTCCTTCATAGTCAGCAACATCACGTGTTGAGAAATCAATTAAATCTTTAACACCAACTAATTCACCACTCTCATTAATTGTTTGAGTTAATACATTACCTGATTCTTTCGCCTTTACAATGTTATCTGCGATCGCCTTCTCCTTAGTATCCTTAACACGTTTGTCGAAATTCTCTTTAGCCTTCATTTCATTATTTATCTTCTCTTGATGTAATTTATTTAATTCTTCTTCCATAAACTCTACACGTCCAGTCTTATATGCATTAGGATCCCATGGTAACCATACACCTACAGGTGCTACGAAAATATCATGGTTTGGATCTTTTTCACGTAGTTTTTTGCAATGTTGTTCCGCTTCTTCTTGAGTAGGGAAATTACCACGATTCTTTAATCCACGAACAGATGTTTGAAAAGCATGTTCACGTTGGAATTGTTCATTTAAACGATCTTCATTTTTATCTAAAAATGTTTGATAATCATCAGATACAACACCTTCTTTTAGGCGTTCTTTTTCTTCCTTGCAAAATTCATTGTAATCGGTCATAATAGTTTCCACATCCAGATTATATTTGTAAGATATGAAATTAATAAAATCAGAAAATTTAGTCATTGATTTGGTAAAATCCCATTGTTGAACAAATTGATCAAATAAAAATGTTTCGCGCTTTTCTAATATTTTATCTGGTGATAAAAATGATATACAGGTGAATTTTTGACCAGCAATTCCGGAATCTTCGTCTAATACATCTACGTATTTAGTATTTGATTCGCCAGTTTTATTATTTTTACGTTCAAAGGAGGTAGAAGTCATTTAGAGAAACTATGAAATATATCCTATTTAAATGTTTAAGTGATTTTATTATAAATATATTTATTAATTAATAACGTCAATATTTTTTTCGAGACTTATAATATATTCGAAACATGACAGGTTTATTTGATTTAAACGAACTCGTAAAACGCGTTATTAAATACTTAATTGAAGGTCTTATGGTAGCTATCGCAGCATACGCTATTCCAAAACAATCTCTTAAAGTTGAAGAAGTTATGGTTATCGCATTAACTGCTGCCGCTACATTCAGTGTATTAGATGTATTTGTTCCTACTATGGCTTCATCTGCACGTGGTGGTGCTGGTTTCGGTATCGGCGCTAATTTAGTTGGTTTCCCAGGAGGTCTATAAATAATTCGTATTTTAATATGATAAATTCACTTGTTGAATTTATAATATATGGTGAGTGTGTAGTTAAATAATGTTATTATTTTGTTAGTATGACGCAATATCATTTGAAACGCATTTATATAATATATATTTAACTTCTTGTATAGACATAGGTTTATAATAATAAACAATATTTGAAAAAAACAGGTATTGAAATGTTAGTATACAACCGCCAAATAATGAGTAATATATAGTAGTTTTCACATATTTCATTTTATCATATTTATTTGAATTTTGTGAATTATTGGGTATGATATCTATATATTCATCATCGATGGAACCCTTTCTATATGGACGAACATAACCCAGATCCATCAATCTAATATTATCAGTTTCATAATCATCCTCATTACTAGAATCGTTATGTATTTTTTTATATGTGCATATTCTCTGTATAAAAAATGTTACTATACTCACAATACACAGTATAACCCAAAATTTAATCGCTAACATAAACAAATCATGATTTTGAACATTGCGTTCTTCCATACCTATATCATTTATTTGCTTCATTTCGACCATTGTTTGATGTTGTTTATTTTCTAATATCAATTCATCTTGTTTTGTTATATTCGATGTTAGTGGTATATCGTATAATATATATATAATTTGGTTTATTTTCGAAGCAGATATTATTTGGGAATCTATGTTATTTATTGGTTCATTTACTAATTGTCGAACTGTGTTATCAAACATTTTTGTTTCCATAGGTCCCACGTAATAAAAATAAAAACTTATTTCTAATATTGCTATCCCCGCTAAATGGAATAATATAGTATACATGTATTTTACTATATTATGCGATAATAAGATATCAAGTGAATAAACGTTGACTTTATATGTGATAATGATGTTTTGTGGTTAAAATTTGGTATAACATACATACTTTTGATCATAATCGTTCACATTAAATTCGGAAGGTATATTCATTGTATCATATATACACTTTTCCGAATTACCAATTTCACGTTCATGTCCACAGTTGACTTTTATGGTAGTATCCCAATTCGTATAGGTTCGATTTAAATATTCAATACATTTATTTGGGAACGGAATATCTATCTCATTATATGTATGTAATTTTAACGGATATAATTCAGATTTATTTATATAATTCCAATCCCAACCTAACATTTTATATTTAGAATCTGTCTCATCTAAGGAAAATATCATAATATCAATAAATACTTTGCTATGTTTATTTTTAAATTTATATCCAAACCATCTAGGTTGAAAATAATATTTTTCATTTTTGTAAGATTCTATTTTATTAATTATATCATCCGATTTTATAAATCCTAAATCTATATCATCATCAAAAGGCATTAGTCCACCCGAACGCATAGCACCTAATGCAGTTCCGGAATGTCCGAAAAAAGATATACCATTCGTGTTAAACCAATTCATTAATTTTAATAGTAAGTCGCTCAAATCTGATAATTGTTTGTCGTTAAGAACACCGTGTTTGAAATCACACGATTTAAATGATTCTATTGTGGAATATGAATTGTGTATAGATTGATCTTCTTCTTCACAAACATTATTTTCAATTATTTTATTTATTGAACCAAAGTATATATTTTTGCAAATTATTAGTAAACATACTACTATAATTATTCGAATATATATTGATGATATCATAGAATATTAATTATTATAATTATATATTATTATAAATACAATAAATTTCAACTAAACGGTTGGGAAAAACTCCCAATCTAAATCTCCACTTACTTTTTTCCATATCATATCTTGTTCTAATTGTTTTTCTCTATCTTTCATCATCGGTATATAAGGTAAATATTGTGTCTGATCCAATAAAGTACATAATTGATATAATGTATATGTGTAGTTGAAAAAATTGGTACGATTTGGTGGACAATGAACCGCCCACGGTTTTTGGATTTCTATAAATAATACACATAATGTTTCATGTAATTCTCCATTCATTATCGGCGGTTTTACACCGAAAATTGAATTAATATATTGAATGTGTTCGAAATATTTATTTAAACCCAATTTGCGCAAAATCTCACGCATCTTATCGTAATTTATCTGTTTCATATCTGTAATACGTTCTTTCTTTATACGCGCTCGAATAGTCTCAATCACTTCATCTGGTATTTGGGTAGTTTCTTTTGCTTGGAATTGTGATAATATTTCTTTGAAATGATTCAGACGTATATAAGCAGTATATGATACTTCATTGGGTGGATCTTTATTATTCGGTTTAGAACTATCAACAATATATGTGATAAATTGACCACATTTGGTATTATTACATATCATTATCCCCTCTTCATCTTGAGGCACCATTTCACCTCTACTACAAACCATACATAAATCACACGACATGAAATAATCTTGGGGATTTGTGAATTCTCTATTCACATTACGCCAATAATCTTGGTATAATTTCTTGGATTGAATGTATTTATTTGGATCAACTGTAGATTGATCTTTTGTTCTTACTTTGAAAAATGAATTTAAAACAGTTACATTATTCGCCGGTTCACCACTGGAGATTTGTTTCTTTTGTTCGAAATAATCGAAAATGTATTGCGAATTTTCTATCAAATATTTGTTTTTTTGGGATTTTAATACTTTTATTAATGCGCGTTTTTCTTTGATTTGGTCTTTTATATCTAAACGAGTTTCTATTTGTTTTTTTGGTAAACTATGGTATTGTGTTTTTAAT